AATGGGGCTCGAAACGTTATCTGAATATGGATCTTCTCAAAGAACAGGAACTGGAACTAGCGACCGAGGCAAGCTAACCCAATGGGGCACTGCCGAAAAAAAAGCGAAAGATTCTTTACACTACCCGCTGTTTTGAGGCAACCAACACCCCAAGGTCTGTTTCACTCTCATCCAGATTGAAACCAAGGTCCTGCAAAACAGCATTGCAAGAACTGATAATGTTTTTTTCATCGTTGGTATCAAAATATCTGGTTTGTAGTTGTCGTGTTTTGATGCTTTGGGGGCTTAAAGACAATGCTTCCTTAGGAACTCTGGTAGTGCAACCGGCAAGTAAGCATGCAGATAGAGCAAGAAAAACAGTAAGCGGCTTAATCCATTTCATTTGTTATTTCCTTAAAAGCTAGATTGCCGATAAGCGAAGTCTCTTACCTTGCTCTGTTCGTCAAATTTGACGATTACCGTAAGAGTCCTCTGTGACGTTGAAGCTGCCCCTGCATTATTTTGATATGATGCGCTGCCTGCACCGCCACCACCAGCGGCACCGCCAAATAAACCGCCGAAAATGAGAGCCGAAACCCCACCGGAACTTGTTGAATAAACGTGCTCAGTGGCGATTTTGTCGTAAACCCATACTTCACGACGCTGGGAATCGGTTGTAACAACATTGGGCGATCCAAGAACCTCAATTACCTCAGCAGAGGACATTCCTACTTTGATTTCTCGTTGAACTTTACCGGCAGATATTCTATCCCCCGTGTCATCACGTACGTCTTGGCGATGCCTTCCGGCTGAAACACATCCTGCCAAAAACAGCAAAACAAGCCCTAAATACAAGAATTTTCCAATTAGCTTCATGACCCCTCCTTTTAAATTAGAAACGTTCATATTTTTACCTAATGTCATTATTTGTCAATAATTTTAATGTTAAGCAGAATCTTTAATGCAAATTAACAAAACAGGTGCAATCGATAACTTACATGAATATTTGCCTTGAGGGCCTTTTTCAGGATTGGGCGAAGGACGGCAGATCGTTTTACGATACATGCAGCGCGGAAAATATTTCCGGATCGTGGCCGATGTTTATGTGGACGGGAGCGACTTGGGACAAGAGTTGATCGAGAAGGGGCTTGCAAAGCCATACCATGGAGAAAAAAAGCCGAAGTGGTAAGCTAGCCTTATTTACTGGAGAAGATTTAAAAGATGAATTACAGCGCCTAAGATCCAGAGCAGAACAACTGCAAAAAGAGGTTGAGAGGTTGAGTGCGGAGGTTTATAGACCACCTGACCGAGCACATGAAATAATTCGGTTAACGTTGGCTGGCCGAAAAAAAGAGGCAAAGGCATTAAGACTCAACAAACCATATAAAAGGAAGCCGGAACCCTTTCTATTGAGCCTTCATAAGCAAGCGGAACTCCTCTATGAGGGCGCTTCTTACTTTGTCTGTTCTTTGGCTCCAAAGGTTATAAGCAACTTCCATCGTTGTTGTCTCAGGGACTTTTTTATCTTCATTAGCAGAATTCTCCGAGTCTTTTAAAAATTGTATCGTCTCCAAGGCAAATTCAGCACACTGGTTGATATAAACAAGCATTCGATCATATAGATCCGATTTGAAATAAATAGCATTTTCTACAAGGGCGCACACAAGCCTTTTAGACTGATTATCAATATCCTCGCAAGCTTTAGAAACCAGTTCCGCCCTCTCCCTATCCCCCTCTCCACACAGCTGAAACGGTTCTCTTATGTCTATACAGAACAGCCTATGCAATGCATATATTTCACCGTAAACATTTTTGATTGCCTCCGCCCTCTGCTGGTCGATGCGTGAAATCCCAACCTGCTGTTCATGGGCATAAACACTGAGCTCTGCTTTTAAAACTTCAGCTTTTTGCTTTAACTTAGAATCGTAATCCTTGAGACGCTTATCGAAAAAATGTGTGATATGTTTTCTTACACAGAAATACGCGATAGCTCCGCCTCCTGTGGCCCCGGCAAGGTATTTCAACACCTCTTTACTCAATTCCGCCATTTCCATTAACACACCCTCCATATGCTATGAATATGCCCATCTATAACATCGGAGGCCGATCTCTGTCACTTTTTTTAAAACCCACTCATTCTTCTTTTTCTATTTTTGCAACTGGTAGGCGGTTTTTCTGGTTTTTTTCTCCTTCCTTCTGTGCTTACAGTGTGCTTACAAAAATAAAGGGGTTAGGTCACAATGGCCTAACCCCTTGAATTTATTGGTGGGCGTTACTGGGATCGAACCAGTGGCCCCTGCCGTGTGAAGACCGTGTCCCTGTCGGAAAAATAGCTGTTTTTTCAATGGTTTTAAATAGTTAAAATACAATTTAATTGTCTTGCGTTGCTCAAAATTGGCCTATTTTGCAGAAAATATGAAACGAAAATGGAAACGAGGAACGTTTCCTTGGAAAATTGTGCGCAAAAATGGAAACGAAGGTCAAGCCAGCAACACCAAACCTATGACATCCATTCGCTCTGTACTGCCCGGGGAGAACCGCACTTCTTGGATCTCGCCTACAACGTTGTCGGAGAAACCGAGCGTCACGGCATCAGCGAACTCGAGCTCGCAGTGATCGAGAAAGACCTCGGGTGCATGTTGCCATCTCCTGGTGGCGTACTGACCCAGGTAAAAGCCCAACAACGATTCCGCCATATCTGCGTCCCTGACAAAATCCATCATGAACAGATCCGGCCTTTCCTGCTCACCATGTGCCGCTATAGAGGTTTGGTCCGTGTCTGAGGTCGATGCTTTATAAGCGCTATCCCCTTTCGACTGGGTCCAGTCTCGGTCGTAAAGAAGGTTGATTACGTTGAGCACGTCGCTGTAGCTGACTTTGGTGCGGCTGTAGACTTTACGGCCGTCACTGATGCGGCAGGCCGGAATGGTTTTGACGCTGGTCAATGCATCCGGGCGGGCGATCAGCAGGCCTTGCCCGAGATGCATGCGGAAGTAGCAGCGGGACTGGAGCGCGATATCGTTTAGCCAGTCGATAGCTCTGCGGTATTCGGTGATGGCTCCATCGATGCGGTAGGTCGCGGGCAGGCTCCCTCGCTGCGCAAAAGATGCGACTCCGCAATATGTCGAAAGGATGTCCTCGACCACGGCTCCGGGAGTGGAGACGTTGCGTACCACATCCACCATTACCGTGTCGCCCACCAGGGTATTGGCAACCGAGTTACCGGCAAGGGTTGCCGTGCCGGTTTTTACGACGGTACCTGTTTTGGTCACGGATCCTCCCAGGCTGACATCGCCCGTCAAGGCAACCGTGCCGGACTTATCGACCGAGCCGCTCAAACCAACGTCCCCGCTCAGGGCGACCGATCCACTGCGGTCGACCGTACCCGTCTTACTTACCGCGCCGGATTTTGAAACCGTCCCGGTTTTGCTGACGGTGCCGCTCTTGCTGACAGTGCCGGTGAGATCAACCGTCCCTGTCTTGGATATATTCGCCTGGGCAAAACCGACACCGACTCCGGATGCGTAATATTTTACCTCGAGCCAGACCTCCCAGACACGGGCCTGCCCGCCGATAGCGCCGAAATCGATACTCTTGCCGTCGATAGTATTCCAGGATGACAACGTCTTCCAGGAGCTATACCAGACCGTTTTCGAGGTCGAGTCCGGCAAAGTATAGACGCCATCAACCTTGAGCCCCTTTGAATAGGTGCTGTCGCCGTACATGATGGCCCAGCGGTAGCTGACCGGTGTGCCGCTTCCGGAATAGTTGGCCACTCGCGTAACCGTCGCGTCGCCATAGGATGACCTGTTGTTCAGAATGGCGGCCGTGTTGGTATCGTCATCAATCGCGTTGCCCTTGGGAACAACCCAGAAGAGCCCCGATGCGCCCTCGATGGAGTCCGGCTGCACGTTTACGGTCGAGGTCTCTGCCTCATGCTCATGCCCCTCGTCGGCCACGATGATGTCCTCGCTGAGGGCGAGAGTGTCGGACAACGCGATTAGATCATCGATGCCGATGCCATCAAGAATGGTGATCAGGTCATCGATGCCAATGCCATCATTGATGGTCAAGGTGTCGCTGATACCGAGCGTCGAGGCGACGGATAGCAGGTTATCGATGGTGATGGTGTCGTTCACGCCAAGATCGGAAAAGATAGCCAGATCGTTGAGAATGGACACCGTGTCCTCGATGGCGATCCCGTCATTGACCCACATCTGCACAGCCTGCTGCACAGTGATATACCCGGGAATAGTGGCAACTGCCATGCCAGGATAAGAGGGATGCTCATCACCGGTTTTCCCGGTGTAGCAGGTCGCCGCGGAAGATATGTCAACCTCGGCATCGCCAAGACGGGCATAAATCTTTGGCATACTGTCCACCGGATGTGACGCCACCACGTAGGCAAACACCGACTTGACCTGCCACACCACGGCTCCCTTGAGGTGGGATGCTGCGGCGGTCGATTCTGATCCGCGCGTGACCTGCAGGGTATCGTCGATGATGCTCGTGATGGTCATGCGCTCATCGTCGATCTGCAGTACCATATCGACCGCCAGGCCGGTCGCGTCGGAAACGTCGAATTCTGTGGCTGATTCGGATATGGCCGCAGGCAGAGACGTTTTAACGCCGGCATCGACCGCCCGGGCCGGAAGCTTGCTGACCGATCCATAGACGATGGGCAACACCTTGCCGATATCATCCTGGTCGGCATTGGGATAAGTCGTTCGATCGACCTTTGTGCCGATGTATTTTTCCAGGCGACTGCTTTCGTCTTCGATGGTCAGGCGTACCGTGGCATCGTCCGGCAATGCGATATCACGCACATAGCCACGCAGGATCTCCTGCGGCGGATCGGTGGACGGGTCGAGGTCGGCAAACCACAGATAGAGGGATGCCGGCGAGGCCTCCAGCTCGTACTGGGTGGCGATATCCTCCGCGTTGGGCGAGGCGTCCGGGTCGATCAGCAGCTCCACGTTAAAATCTGACATACGGATCTCGCCCAGCGTGCCGGAAACGCCCTCGCGGACCTCACCCCAACTCGATACCCACGGCAACGTGTTGACATCGCCGTTCCACTCCTGCAGATAGACGACATCGCCGGACAGGTAATAGTCCTCGCCGCCAGCGGTAAGCTTGAGGATCCAGACCGGAGCGATGCCGGTTTTTTTGTTTTTCTCGGAGGCAAACTCGACAGGGAAGGTTTTCATCAGGCGTCCTCGAGGATGAAGCTGACCAGATGACGATCGGGGCCGGTCCGCCGGCTCTGCATGCGCGTCTCAGCCAGTTTTACGCGGCGCTGGACATCGTCCTGATCAACCCATGTGAAGGCGCGCCGAACGCCCTGGACCGTATCGGATACAAAGTTCAGCAGCTCGTCGAGCTCGGCATTGCTTACGGCGACGGTCACCGGGTACGTGCCGACGGCAACCACATTGGCGGCATACACATAGACCGCGCCGGAGGAGTCGCGCTCGCGGGCCTGGCGCAGGCCGAGGGAGTTATCGCCGGCACGCCGCAAGGGCGCGCCGGTTAGGGTGACGGTGTGGCTGCCATAAATCAACTGCATGGGATCAACCCTCCATCACCGTCAGCGTTACGACGTAACGCCCGGGAGCGGTCTCGGCGTAGGTGATTTCCGGAGATGCCAATCTCACCACCTCACCTCCTGCGGGGATGAAATCCTCCTGCCCCCCGGCGCCGTCATCGGACTGTAATCCAACGCCCTCATAGAGGCGCATGGGCTCACCTAAAACAAAGGTTTCGTCCATAAACTGCAGATCGTCGCGGACGAAAGTCAACAGCGCCTCCAGGTCGGCGATGCTCATCCCCTCCCAGCGCAGCGGCCATGTCCGCTCATCGGCGACCGCCGCGCCACCGAAACGCACCCCGGCGACGCTGGCGGGGACGGACTGCACCACCTCCAGACTGCGTGTCGTGCGAGCCGGATACCGCGATAACGTGACGGACGCATCGCCGCAAATGAGAGACAAGGCCATGAGACAACCCTAAGAGGAGGCCCGGCAGCTGACGATGATCACGCCGTCCCCGCCAGCCGTTTCGGCCTCGTCGTTGGCATTGCGCTCGGCCAATAGAGGCGAGAAGGTTTTCAATAACATTTTGCGATCGGGACAGATGTCTTTTTTGCTGCAGGCGTGGCAGCGATTCATGTCGATGGTCCACATTTTTGTTCCCTCCCTATAGGCCAATCTTAGCGCGCTCGACGCGGCCCCAGGCGCGCACGTCTTCTACAAAGGTTTGATACTCAGTAACCAGGTCCGATTCACCAGGCTCAAACACATAGGCCCCCTGCAACACTCCAACCGCGATACGCGTCAGATACATCTCATCCTCGGCGCTGTATTTGGCCCGAATCTGCTCCTGCATGCGCTGATTAATCAGGCGACAGTGCGGACTCGATGCTTTGATCTGCTCGCGCAACTCCGGGGTTATCGTCACCGGTTCGACAGTGATCTGATTCGGCTGCGGCGGCAAATCATCTGGACCGCTGATATACGTGTAGCCGTCCTCAAGCGTACACAGCTCTACGACATCGCTTCCTTGGGCATTATAAGTTGTATAGTCGTCGGACTCTTTTCGATAGCGGTAGATTTTTGCCATTATCACTCTCCCTGATGGTTTTTGCCAAGTGCGGCATGCTGGCCGTGCCTTTTGCGTGTCCGAGTATAGACACAACGGTATCTACATCGCCCCGCTTTAAGGCTCGGCGGAATCGATAAAGACTGTGCTTGCGCAACAAGCGACGATCGGCCCAAGTTCGCCAGCCTACGAAGTTGACGCCGCGACACGTACGCGCAATGGTAGTTTTTGAGAATTCAAGGTTGAGGTTGTCGGCGATAAACTCTTTGATGCGCTGCCTGATCGCCACGGCCGCATCTCGAGCGAGACCTATCAGCACCAGGTCGTCCACATAGCGTGCGTAGTGTCTGATTTTTAGATCGCGCTTGATGTAATGGTCAAGCGGGTTGAGGTAGATCAAGGCATAGAGCTGACTGAGTAGGTTGCCTATGGGGATCCCCAGAGGCCCATCCTGCTCTGCGTACATCATCATGACGTTAAGCAGGCGTTCGTCTTTGATTTTTCGCTCGACCAGCACGCGCAAAATGCGGCGATTGATCCGGTAGAAAAACTTTCGGATGTCCAGCTTGAGGACATAAGTTTCTGGATCGCATCTACGCAATGCATCCTGGACATGCAGGCTCGCTCGATGTGTCCCGTATCCGATGCGGCAGGCAAAGGACTCAGGGGCAAAGATACGTTCAAAAATAGGTCCTATCATCCGATAGATGGCGTGCTGCGCTACACGATCGCGGAATGCCGGAGCGGATATCAGTCGAGGCTTCGGCTTCTGCACCCAAAACTGCCAATACGGCCGTGGTCGATAAAACCCGGAGTGGATTTCATCGTAAAGGGCCGCCAGGTTCCCGCCAAGATTGGTTTCAAACTCAAAGGTGGATCGTCGGTTGCGCTTGCGCTTGCGCGCGTCGAGATAGGCCTGATACAGGTTGTCTCGCGTGAAAACCTTATCAAACAGCTGGCCATAGCGCTTCATACGGGCGCCTCCGGTCTTCGGCCCTGCGGGCTTACCAAAAGGAGGCGGGTCATCGATTTCGCGTGACGCTGGACGGTACATCCCTGTCGTATCCACTGCGCACTTGCTGTGCCTTGAGGTAGAGAAGAGAGTCGGCCCGGAGCCCCACGTTGTTGTTGGAGTTCGTCCGGTTGTTGTTCAGGTTCAAGCCCCAAACGCCCGCATTCGAGCCGTTGTTCCAGTTGTACGACGCGATCGGGCACATGTAGAGGCACCGCCCATTTTACCATCTGTGCATTTCCTTCATTTTGACTATCCATCCGCCGATCATGCGGCCGAGTTCATCACACAGGTCGCCGATGTGGGTGTAACGCTTCTGCTCCAATTTTTCCGGATGTTCATCCTTGCGGCCATCGCGATACCGGAAATAGCCGAGCTCAAACGCGAGGAACAATTGCATGCGCAAGCGTTCGTGGGCTATGTCGAGACTGGATAGCGTGGTCTTTTTCGTGTAACGCTTTTCGCCCTCGACCACCAGATCGAACACCTCATAGGCGGTATTCCGAATGCGATTCGCCAGGGCGTATTTCTCCGATTTCGGAAAATGGTTGAGATAGCCGTTCAAGCGCTGAATAAAAATAACCAGCTTGCGCACCAGCTGAGCTGCTGCATGTATATTGCTCATCTTAAAAGCCCTTCGCTACCGCTCAGGCCCCAGGGTAACAGGCGGCCCGGAGCCCCACGTAGTAGCTGGAGTACGCCCGGGAGTTGTACAGGTGCAAGCCCCAAACGCCCGCAGTCGAGCCGCTGTACCAGCTGTACGACGCGATCGGGCACAGTTCGTTGCGGATATAGCGGTAAAAATAGTCCGTACCGAAAAGGTTTGTGCCCGATGTCGACTGTCCATCCGTAAGCGGGAGCCCAAGGCAGGTGCGACGCCAGCTATCTCCGGATACATCCTCAGCCAAAACCTGATTGGCTCCGTCGCCCATTTTCATCGAGATGGCACCGTCAGCTAAGACCAGTGGCAGCGCATCCATCATGGCGGCGGCTCCGGTAGCGCCCCAGTGGTCGGTGGCTGCTGAGTTCCCGGAGGTGAAATCGCGCATTGCGGTCGCTTCCTTGGCCGCGTAAAACGTGCCGTAGGTCAGCGATCCACCGCTGGTATAGGCTGCGTAGCCGGTGCTGTCCACACCATCGAGGGTGATATTGTCGGCATCAACCACAGTGACCGTAAATATCCTGTCGTTCAGCTCGGTCATGCCGTCGATGCTGGTCACAAGGGCCTGCTGCCCCGTAACCAACCCATGCCCGACAACCTCAATCTGGCACGGATTGGCCTGGCTGGCAGCGCTGATCGATTTGCTGGTCGCGATACATGTCAGGCCGATCTGGATCTCGTACATCAGGCCATTGACGTCGGCGACACCGCAGGCCTGGCCGTTGTGCGTGGTCTTTGCAAACGGCACTCCGGATCCGGTTTTGCCGCAGTTGCTGTACCCGTCAGATTGATAGCTGACGGTGGCATCATTGGCGTCTCCCAGGGCGTTATTATTGCAGCCCTTTGGATAGTTCTCCGCGCCGGATGCGTCGTACCATGCACAATATGTTGTCGATGTAGCGGCCTGGCCATGCGCAAGAGACAGCAGGGCCAGCGCAGCCCATTGAAAACGGCTGGCGCAGTGGAAAATACTGTCTGCGTTAACCGCGCCATCCACCCCGTCGCGGGCGCGACAGGCGTTGAGTGCCTCAAAATACGCGTTGCTGCCACACGCCGTCAGGTCGGCGATGGGGTTGTGGTCAGAGTGCGTCGATATTGGCAGACCACCGGCTATGGACGACGCAACGTACCCGGAACCCAGAGCGTTTTTGCTGCACATAAATTTATCGATGAAAAAGCCGGCTTGCTCCACGCCGCCATCGATGAAGGCTCGGTGCAGGGCGTAGCCTGCAGCCTCGGCGGCGGCGCGGGTGGTGTATGTCTTAACGCCTTCGACGTCGATGCTGTTGACCCCGTGGGCGCCGTAGGTGGGGTTGCTGGCGTGGGCGATGCGATAATAAAATTTTGGCACCCAGACCATGATGGACCCGTCGGCGTATTTGTAGTTGCCGTAGTTGGCGTGCGTCGGGTCGGTGTAACCGTAGAGCGGCGTCATCCCATCAGGGAGTGCCTCGGGCGGAGCTACGCCGACACCGAACCCGGCCGAGCCTGCCGTGCCGATGGAATTGAGCACGCCAATGAGCGACCCGACGGCGGCGTCAATTTGCGCGCCGGTGTATTGAGATTGATAATAAGACATGTCATACCTCCCGTTGGATAGCAAACGGCCGCCCTGCGGAGGTCGTTAGCCGTTCGTGACCGCCGATGGTGTCAGCGGTCAAAAAAAGATTACCCGTGGCGAAATCCCGTACCTGCATCGCCACCGCTGGTGACGCCTCGGCCAGATAGCGCAGAGACAACCCTACAGGACTCCCCAGGTGGATCGCGTCTTTACTGCCGCCGAAAAGCTTCATCAGCTCACCCCGCGTCCGAACAGGTTGCAGCGGAACACCGTCTGTAATGTTGCGCCATTGGCGTAGACCAGACGGAAAAACGGCAGGATCACATCGACAACGAAGCCACCGGTGGCCTGCCCTGCCGCTACGGTGATCGTCTCCTCGTGATCGACGTTGGTTCCGTCGGCGCTGAACTGGATCTTGAGCGTGCCAGCTTGATCACTATACGCAGCACCGAGAAGTTTGCTCAGATTGTCGCCGCGTACCCAGTCGCTGGTCGAGGATGCGGACGCAGCCAAAGGCGTTACATCGGACAGGATATGCAGCGGACCGTGATAGCGCAGGTTTTTAGTGGGCTGGTTTTTGACCTCGAATCCCATGGAATCCCCTTTCCATTAGCCGACCTTGCGGCGGTCGTATTCCTTGAACTTGCGATACAGAGCACGAGCGGCAGACTCCCCTATCTCGTTGCCGATCTGCGCGCCCGATTTATTGGTTCCCTCAACCGAGATGGAGATCCCGCCGAGGTGAATTGTCGTGTTCCCGCCCTTCCCCGCGTTATTGCGCGTAAGCACCTCCTCTCCGCGATGAAGCTGGTAGAGACCTGTGCGCGGAATATAGGCTGTGCCTATGGCAAGGCCTGGCCCTTTGTTTATGTCCGCTATGGACATAACTTTAAACCCGGCAGAATTCGTACCGCCTGAACTTGCACCAGATGTTGATGCGGAAGCCTTACTTGAAAGACCGACAGACCCAGGTACGTTGCCAGGTACGTTGCTGACGTAATTCACGGTGATGGTGATTTCCTTGTCCTGCAGCTTATTGAGGGCCGCCTGAACTGCGTCAATCTTGCCGGTTGCCTGGTCGTCTGCCGAGAGTACGACTGTTTTTGACAGGGCGAGGATCCGTGCATCGAGTGCGATCACGCGCTGTTGCAGCTCATCCATGGCAGTCTGGGCCGTGGCCATCTCTGCGGCCAGGTTGGCGGCTGATTGTTTGGCCTGATCGACTTCGGCCTTCTTGGCGGCTTCGGAGGCGGCCTGCATGGCTTCGAAACGTTGCTGCGCCTGGTCGTATATCTCGAGGCTGCTGATGATAACCTGGTCGCCGTCGCGCACTTCGTTGGGCAGCTGCTTGAGCTTGTTCATCGCCTCCTGTAGGGCATCGATGCGCTTCTGCCCGGTCAGCTGCATGGCCTGTGCCTGGGCCTGGTCGATGCTTTCCAACTGCTGAAAATACTGCTCATAGGCGCTGAGTTGTTCGGCAGGCGCGTATTTGTCGGATAACTCAGCACCAAGATCGGAGCCGAATTTCTTGACTGCGAGCAGCTCATCCTGCTTTTTCTTCATGGTCTCCAAGGCCGTCTCATGCATGGCCTGAAGCTTGTCGTAATAGCTCTGCCATGCGCCAAGGCGCGCCTGCGCCCAGGTCTTTTCCGTCTCGGCGATATTGACCTGCTGCTGTGCCAGATCCGCCTGCTTGACCTTCACCCCATCGAGGACCGTGCCGATCTCTTTCTGTGCGCCGGCCTGAGTTGCATAAATCTGATCGAGCACGGACAAGTATTGCCGCAGAGGCTGGGCCAGGTTGCTTGCCACCCTTCCCGTTCGCTCGAAATACTCGGCCTGCCGATCCAGATCCCTGCCGTAACCGCTTTCGGCGACCTTGAGTTGTTCCTTGCCGAGATCCTTGATCAACGAGCTGTAGCGCGATATCGCCGAGCTGGCCGAGTCAACGGCTTTGGCCTGTTCCTCTGCGCTGTTGGCCGCATCCTCCCCGGCGGCCGTAGCGGCCGCCATGGCGGAGGTAGCCTCTCCTGCCTTGCCGCTGATCACGTCCCAGGCCGTGGCGAGAGAATCGCGGCCATCGTCGGCCAGATTGTCTGCAGCGGCAAGCGAGGCATCTGACATCATACGAATCTCTTCTGCAATCGGACGCACGGCCCGACCGAGTATGGGAACTTTAGCGGCAAGCTCGGCAACGCTCGCGATATATTTCGTGATGGCCCCATAGGCAAACGTAATGGCAGACGCCACACCCTGGAATATGCCCAAAACAGCTGTTCCAAAAGCAAGCAGTGCCCGCCCGCCTGTCTCGCGAAGATTGGTCATGGTGGCCTGCATTCGCTGCAGACGTTCCGCAGCCGTCACGCTGGACATACCAACATCGTCGATGATTTCCTGGCCGGCGGCCATGGTGGCGTTGAGAAACGCCTGCTTGCGGTCTGCGTCCGTCAATTTGTCCGCCGTTATACCGAGGCTTGCAGCATAAGCCTCATTGGCTCCCTCGACATCGAGCATGATGCCGAGGTTGTCGAGGATCTGCTTGCTCTGCCGGCCGACGGCGAGGGAGAGATCCTCGAAGCTCTTCGTGATCGTCTGTCCGGTAACGCGGCTTGAAGCCCGAGCTATCTCCATGAGCTTGGGAAGATACTCACCCTCGATGCCGAGCAACATGGAGGTGCCCGCCTTTTCGATCAGCTCCTGGGTGGATATGGTGCCGGCAGAGATCTTTTTCAAATCCGCCAGCAACTGGTCGGCATTCAACCCTTTGGACAAAGACAGATTGCCAAAGGCTTGCCGCTTCTGCAGGCCCATGGCAGCGTTTTCGGCCTCTCGAAAGCCCTGATACATGGCCGCGACAGCCGCGCCAACGGCGGCCGTCACGCCCAGCCATTGAGACTTGAACTTTTGCAGCAACGACTCGCGCCGCCCGAACTGTTCGGTGTCGATCGCTTCCAGCTTGCCGGCAAGGGCACGTTCGGCGCGCTCGATCTCATCGGCCGTGGTCAGGCTACTGCTTTTGATGCGTTCATATGCAGCCGTGGCGGCTTCGCGCTTGCGATCAAAGGCCACGCTGCTCTTGGTGCCGAGCTGGGCGAAATCACGCTCGAGCACATGTGCCACGTCCGATCCAGTCCGCTGCATTTTGCGCATGGCGGCTTCGGCGCTCTTGACGTTTCCACCTATGATGACGCGGATATCCTTGGCCAAGATTTACTCCTGATCGGTTTGCGGTTCGTTGGCCTTAATCTCTTCCTCGACGATCGCGAGCAGTTCGAGATCGTCCCTGTCCACTTCGCAGATCCGGCAGATCGTGCCGGGATCTACTGCGCCGTGCAGCCTGACCAGCAGACTGCGGATCTCCATGATACGGACCGCTCCGCCCGGCAGCGGCGACACGGGGCAGCCCACATCCGTCTCACACTCGGGCGTCAACCCGTCCACCTCACGCGCTTCGGCGCAGGCCTCGCAGCTTACGCCGGGGAAGTCGGCCCGGGCGCGGAGGTGGTATCGGAGTTTTTTTCCAGTTCAGCCTTTTCGGCCGACAACATCTTGTCGAGGCTGCACGGCGCGTCCAGGACCAGGAGTCGGAACTCCGTGCATTCCTGCATCATGAATTCGATGTTCTCAGGCGTACAGGGATAGTCCGCCTCGCCGTCCTTGAGACCTCGCCAATCCTCGACAACCGCCTTGGCCAGGTCGGCGCGAAAACGTCTGTCATCGAGCTTTTCCACGCGCTGATGCGTGCGCGGGTCAAACCGGACGGCGGTGGCTGCGGCCTTGATGGCGTCAAACTCCCCCTGGGGAATATGCCGACACAGCACGTCAACATCGTCGAACAGGGGCAGCCAGACTTTGAGGTCCTTCTTTTTCAATCGGGAAATATCCATTGCATACTCCTTCGCCGCAGGCTACGGCGGCACAAATCCTCACATGTCAGGGTTAAAAATCGGGGCCGGGCCCGGCCCCATGGCATCCGTCTGGTTACGCCAGCGGATCGGCAGACCGCTGGTTTGTGCCGCTGATGCGGAACGGCTTGGTGATGCCGGTCATGCCTGTCGGTGCCGTGCTTGCTCCGTGACAGACGAACTCGGCAGGCTCCTTGATGATGCCGGCTTCGTCGACGATGTCGACGCTCTTGAACTGCAGATGCGGGAGCTCGATCTTGAAAAGACGCGGGATAGAGCCTTCGATAACCGGTCCGGTAAAGGTGATATCCATCTTCTTGCGGGTATCGTTGCCCAGGTCGGTCAACCGCGTTTTGCCGGTATGCCGGGGAAACTGCAGCTTGAGCGATATCTCAGGCATACCGTCATTGGTCGGCTCGTCGATCACGTCGCGGGGGTTGGTGCCGCCGCTGGTGAATTCGCCGGTGTACTGCCCGGCCAGTTTGCGCGAGGCGCTCAGCTCGAAGCTCGAGGGATAGATCACATCACCGGAGCCGAGAGCCGCACCGCCCTGGTCGTTCATGCGGAACACGCCCTGGGCAAAGTGGATCCGGTTCTTTGTCTCGGCAATGGTCACGTTGTTGAATGTGGTGGAGCTGTTGACTCCGTCCTGAACGGCGAAATCCCCGATGCCATCGGCAATGAGTTGCAACGGTTTGCCGCGCTCGCCCTTGATGGTTATTCCTGCGATCTTGAGAGAGCGGACCTCTTCGACGTAGTTTTTCCAATTGCGCACAAAGGTGGCGAACAAGCCGTCGATGTTATCCGCCAGATCATAGACAAAATCGTAGCTGGCCGATCCGCCATCATGCAGAGACGGAGATCCGGCCACACCCATGAACAACGCAATCAGCAGATCGCAGCCGTCGTAGCGCAGATACCCGGGCACGTCGCCATCGACCTTCACCGCGCCGGGCGTGCCGTCCTGCGAAAAGAACAGCCCCTGGCTGTCATCGACATCGAGCGCGGCATCGCCGGACTTGACCCCGGTCGGCAGCAGCAAAAGGCCGTCGTTGGCCCCTGCCGCAACAGCCGTGCCCCACTCTGTGCCCTTGACCAGGGCGTATTTCATCTCAACGCCTGCAACTCCGGGCATGGCTTATTCTCCTTTCTTGTCGGCCTTCACGGAGGCCGATTTCTTTTTGTACTTTTCGCGTTCCCAGGGGGCCAGCCAATCAGACGAGGGCCGCTCGTAAAGCTGATCGGCAAACTCGTGCTCTTCGATTGTGTAGGCCCGGCCCTTGACGATCGGACCGTGCTTGGGATGCACCCCGGCCGTTATCTTGGCCTTTACCTCGACCATGGCCATGTCAGCACCTCCAAATGGAGTGTTGGGCAATGAGTGCCGAGACCTGAGTACCGGAGCGCGCACGGGCAGCTTCAGAAATCCAGTGCAACACCTTGGCAACACGGACCTTGCGTTCATTTGGATCGACGATGCCGGAATCGTTCAGCCGCTGCGCAATGGCATCCGCCGCGGAATCGACCACGGACAGGATCAAACTGCGCTCGGCATCGTCGAGCTTGTCCCAATGGATACGGCTGGTCACCTCATCCTGCAGACGATCGAGGCTGACCAGGCCTTCCGATTCCAGCTCCACAGCGACCGCATCCGCAATCTCTGCAGCGGGAGCGGCCCACTCCGGATGAGCGGTAAGCACCTGCCCGACGCCAACATTGACAGCGAGGCGGATGATCGACTCGTTGCGGTTAAAGGCCGCGCCGATAGGATCTTCTCCGGGATTCGTGGTGCAGCAGCCGACCAGCATGGCGGCGGCGAGGAGCACCAGGACGAGCCCGAGGGGAAAAGCAAGACGTTCCATGTTCATGATCACCTCCAGATGGGGTAAAGAGTTTGACAGTGTTCGGCGATATCGCCGGGGTCGGCCGTGCGCGTGATGCCGTCATAGCCGGAGCAGCGCCAGACCTCTTGCGTAAATGTGCTGCAGACCTTTTGCCGTACCGGTATGCGGCACTGGATCAGCTGACTGAGCCAAACCTTGACCAGGCTGAGATACCCGTAAGACCGCTGCAGCAGCGACGCGGTCTTGTAATACTCGGCAGCGGCCCGCACCTTGACGGGTGATGCCGGGACAGGATCCGGGGCGACACCAAAAGACAGGATCTGGCCATCCCTGTCTTTAAGCCAGGCATCGAGAGACAGGGTCTGATGTCCGACGCCCTCGACAAACTCATAGATCATGAGATCATTGCCGCGTGCGCCGGGAACCCAGATCAACACGGCCACATGGCTGTAGCTCTCCCCTGTAAAAACCCGGATTAGCTTGCCGATGGCCGAATCGGACTTGACCAGCAGCACATCACCGTTGCTTGCACGTTTTTTCAGTTCGCTGAGATTCATCGGTCTCCTCTTCGTGACCAGGGCAGGTGGTAGCGGCGCAGACAAGCGCGCCCTTCCCCGCCGCCGGGCAGATGCCTGTCAGGCTGTAACGACAACGGCCTTCGGCAGCGCTACTCATGGATGAACAATCCGGATGCGATCCGGGATGTTGCGACAGTCGAAGTGCAGCCAGTTCACGTCCGCCTCGATACAGTTGATGAAAAGAAATCGCGGATCGTCGCGGTGCGCCAAGATGACCTTGCGGACCTGCTCCGCACTGACGCCGGCAACATCGCAGTCGAAGGCGTTGCCGAGGCGATGCTGACTGTATTCCGCCCCGACGCTGCAGAATCGCGGCCGCAAACCGCGGAACTGGAACCGCCCTCCGGCATGATAGTTGTTGACAATCACCGGGGCGTCGAAAAAGTCCCGGATGCCGTCGAGGGCCTGCAAAGCCAAGGGATTGAGGAACATCAAAGCCTGCAGGCCGAAGCGGTTGAACGTGGCCCGGTCGACAAGCTCATAGATTTTGAAGTGACGCGGAAGATACATAAGCCCCCTATTTCCCGGATTTCAAAGTGCGCTGCGCCAGCTTGGCAACCTCGTGCGCAGGAACACCGGCCTTGATGGCAAGCTCGACAACCAGGGTGCGGATCTGATCGACCGCCTGGCGTGTTTCGCAGGAATGGCAATCATCCTCAGTGCGGTAGCGGGTCCCGATGGTGTGCCGGAAAAACGCAGACACTGCCCAACTGATACCACTGCCACAAACCATTCCAACGATCATCCCTTCCGGCATCAGCTCCCCCTATTGCTCTCCGTAGGCGGTCACATAAAAGATAGTGGCGGTTACCTGGGCGAAACCGAGGAAGCCCTCTTCTCCTCCGTCCTCAATCTCAGCGCTGCTGTTTATCGCTCCGGAATACCCCTCGGTCAGCCCTCCAAAATACGGATCTGTCTTGAGGGCCTGAAGGATGTCCTGCCGCAGGGCCTGTCCCTGCGCGCCCGTCTCATCGTCGGCGATCCAGCCTTCGATGGTTACGGGCAGATAGTGATTCTCCTCCCCCTGGCTCGGAGGGGTGTCGCCATCCAGGGTATCGGTAACCTCGCCCGGGAAAAAGATCAGGCAAGGCACTTCTTTCGGCGCGGTCTTGTACTCCAGATTGATAAAGACGCGCTCCCCCGCGTCGGTGCGATAGCCGACCGCCGTGCGGATCTCTGCTAGGCGCTCCGTCAGTGCGGTTATGATGTCGTCGTAACGGCTCATGCTTTCACCAGATAGGCCACGGTCATCCCCGTACCGTCAGTTTGAATATCTCCAAAAATGCGATAGGCGATGCCGGTTTTGATTCTTGTGTACGTGTGGCTTTTCCCAAAGCCGTCGTAATCTTCATCCAGAAAAGCGACCGCAGGCCTGACCACCACGGTATCGGCATCATGCGGGGAGATCGTCTCGACGGCCTCATCAAAAATCCCTTGGATGGTATCGATCGTCGCCCCGTTGAGCTTGACGATAAAATCCTCCCCACCAAGCCGATTAATGGCTGCGCTGTTGGCCCGGCTGACAAGATCGTCGAATCCCATATATCTCCCTTTGTTCGGATACTCCAGAATGGGGAGGAGGTCGACTCCTCCCCATGGTTGCAGCCGCCGAACGGCTTACTTGAGGTTACTCATCAGATAAAGAGCGCCGGTAAATACAAACGCCTCGTCGACATTGTGACGGGCCCGGTAAATATTGCTGCGGGTCTGCTCTTCACGATACTGCTCAACAACAAGGTTTTCCGGGCTGTCCTCGATCCAGAGGAAGGTGCGGCCGATGCATGGCTCCTTGAGGTTGAGCGGTTGCGTCGCGACCCGGGCCACGAATCCCTTGGAATCCGACCAGATACTAGTCGCGGAAAAGCTCTGACCTTTTTTGGCACCGTCGTACACGGCATTGCCGACCAGAACACGATCAACGCCGAGATACTGGGCGACCAGTTGCTTTTGCACTTCGAAAACTTCCATCAATGCCTGGCTGACATATTTCGTCGCCTCCTGGAATTCGGCTGTCAGCAGGATATTGTCGAAGGTGGTTTTCGAGCAGCAGAATGCGTTTGCATCGAGGCCGGTCGCGTTAAACAGGCTCTGCTTGGCGTCGCGCACGTCGGCGCGCGGGGTGGCGGTAGCGGAAACGTCCCACTTGGTGGAAACGTTGTGCGTGCCGAAAGTGGCGGTACTGGTCAGCTTGTCCGCGATGCGCTTTTCCTGGTTGCGCAGCAAAACATCGACGGCGCGCATGGTTGCCACCTCTTCGGCATCGAAGAAATTGGCGTACATGGCCGCCTCGACATCATCGACCGGTTCTTCCCATCCGAATTCTTTGCAGGAGAAGGTCCCGTCGCCGAATTCATAATCGCTGCGGCCGTAAGCGCTGCGCGCCGCCCGCTTGGCATCCTGCAGCTTGAGCAGGGCCTCGATGGGGATCACGGGATAATTGGCCGATTGCACCATGGTTTCAAAAATCGGCATCAAGGCCAGGCCGATAAAACCGCGCTGGCTGGCCTCGAGGGCATATTCGTAAGCCACCGCGCCGAGATCTTGGCGGAGGGTGGCACCGGACTTGAGTCTGGGCATGGATTATCTCCTTTCCATCACCGACCGTTAGCTGACGGTCTCGGTGGCGTTGTAGTCGTAGGGGATCACTTCGATAATGTCGCCGTCGGCCGTCGCGGCCTCCAGGGCCTTGCCGATCTTGCGATAGGTTCCGGCAGCGGCGGGAAGAGCCTGAACCTTGCCATCGGCGGCAGCGAACACATCGGCATCCGCATCAATGGCCCCGGCGGCGGTCATCTCGAACGTCCCGGCATCGTTGAGCAGCCGCGCGGCGAGCAGATCGCCCTGGGCTGCGGCGGCATATTCGGACACCCCGATGGGGTCGTCGGTATCCGTGACGGTGTTATGCACCACCTGCCCGCTCGAGAGTTTGACCAGGCGCTTGGCGGAAACCGCCCCGCCGGCCTCGAAAGTTTTCTTTCCGTTTTCGGTCATGGGTAAATCCTCCGTAAAGGGATGGTTTCCTGGTTATTTCGCCTGCTGATCCTTATCGAGCCAGGCCTTGTGCAGATCGGGATACTCCCTGGCCATGGCGCTGACAGCTTTGCCCTTGCCGCAACCGTGCTCTGCGCGATAAGCCTTGACCTTGGCCTCAAAATCTTCCGTATCCTCCCCCTTGGTTTTGCCCAGGGGCTGCTGGCCGTTCTCGCGCAAGCCTTCAAGGATCTCCTGACGGCTTTCCAGATCGGCTGAAGAGTCGCCCCCCCCGAAAGAGATGCCCAAAGCGCCGATATCTTCGGCGGTCAGGCCTTTTTCGACCACGGCGGAAAACTTCTTGCCCGGCTCTTCGCCGAACCCGGCGGAAACCAGGGCAACAATACGCGTGCGCTCATCGGCGACGCTCTGTTTGGCCGCTTCGGCGCTTTCCTCCGCAGCGGACTCGCGGCCTTCATCCAGCACAGCCTGGTAAAGCTCGGGATGCTTGGCCTTCAATTCTTCTTTGTTCATGGCGTGCTCCTCAGTTGAAGGTTTCGCCCCGGCATCACCGGCCGCGGCTTTCTGTTTTTGCGTGCGCCGGTCGGGCTGTGTGCCCGAGGCCAGCTGATCTATGAGTTCATCGAGAGTGGCAACACCGTCCACCAGCCCGACGCTTATGGCCTGCGAACCGAGAAAAACCCGCCCGTCGGCCCATTGCTTGTGATCCTCGACACTCAGCCCGCGATGCTCTCCGGCAAAGTCGGTAAAGGCGGTGTAGATATGGTCGAGCTGCGCCTTGATATAAGAGCGGCCTTCTTTGGTCAGAGGCGAATAAGACGAAACGACCCGTTTAAAATCCCCTGCCGTGATTTCGGTAATGCGCTCTCCATACATCTCCATCCGCTTTGACACGTCGACATGAGCAGCGACAACGCCGATGGAACCGATGGGGTTGGTATCGCTGGAGATATAGATCTCGTCGCAGGGCGCGGCCATCCAGTAACCTGCCGAGCAGATCATGCCGTCGGTGAAGCCGATCACGGGCTTGTTGCCGCGAAACTTGGCCAGCAGTTCGGCGGCCTCCGCCGTGCCGTCAACCGTGCCGCCCGGCGTGTCGAAATACGGGATGATGCCGACAATGCCGGGGTCGTTCTGCGCAGCGGCAAAATCCCGCATGAAGATCTGGCTGGAGCAGCCCCCGCAGATCTCCATGAACCAGGTCATGCGCTTGGCGATGACATCGTGCACGGGGATGACGGCCACGTTGTCGATCACCATGTAGGTGCCCCGGCCTTCGACGCGACGACCTTCGGAGGCCGCCACGATCGCGGCGACGGCTAGAGGATCGCGTTTTTCGATGCCGAGATCCTTGATATTGATCTTGTCGCCTTTGAGATGGCGCTTGTAAATGTCCTGGATCTCCCGATGGGTTTCCGACAGGATTGCCCAGGGACCATTGACGATGTCGATAAGACGCATAACTTCCCCTTTATTGCTCAGGCTGACTGGCCAGCTTCGCCAGGTCGAACCCGGGCAGATCGGCCATGGTCAGTCCGAGTTCTTTCATCAACTCGCGCTCCTTGGCTATCTGCCGCAGCTCCTCTTCGTAATCCTTGCCCTGTTCGGCATACCAGTCGGCCATGGTCATCATGTTGGAGACGAGAGCCTCCTTGCCGGAGGCGATCTCCTTGACCGGATCGATATGGCCGCGCTTGGGCGGGGTCCAGGTGGCGTTTGTCCACAGCGCTTTGGCGCGATAGAAATCGGGCGCGCCGGCAGGCAGATGGATACGTCCGCGCAACCAGGCCTCTTCGAAAACCATCTCCCACACCGGCTGACAAAAATGATTGACCAGCCAGTTCTGATAAAACTGAATCAGCCGCCAGGCCTCCAGCAGCGCGGCCCGTGCGGAGGAGTAATTCGTCTTGCTGAAATCCTTCGACACCACTTCATAGGGCAAACCGCATGCGGCCCCCATGGCGCGCAGCAGCGTCTCGACAAACACCGGGAAGCTGTTGCCGGGACGATTGTTGTTGCCGAGGATGTGGGGCTTTTGATTGAGCGAACCGTAAAGGACCTGACCCGGATGGTATTCCTTGACCTTCTGAGTTCCCCCGGATGCCGTGGGAGTATCGGTCGTCTCTCCGGTATACTCCCCCGGTTCTTCCCCGTCAGGTGTCTCGATAAAAACCGGGAATGACGCGGCCAAGATGGCCCCAATCACTTCGAAATCCATGTAATCGTCATAATCACGGAAGAGCTTGATCACCGGAGCCAGCGCAGAAACTCCGCGCACCTGCTCGGCATCTTTGCGATGGAACCCGTGGAAGATGCCACGGCGGTGTCCCCTCCACGCGGGGATCTCCCGAAAATGCTGGCTGGTCAGGGTGGTGGTGAGATGGCCGTCGTCCGGATCGGCGACATAGTAACGAAGCCGCTCGCTATGCGGGCCGAGACGAATGCCGTCGCGGATATCCTTATCGCTGAAAAGATTATGAGGAGTGCGCAGGCGGCGCGGATCGAGCACCTGGATGGCGAGATCGAAGGTTCGGCCAGGGCCGGAGACATTGACGGGCAGATTGAGATACTCGCCGCCACCTATCATGTTGCGGATGGTTAGATACTGAATATCGGAAAAATGATCTTCACCCTCGGCATCCGCCTGGCGGGACCATTCCCAAAAACACCACTCCACCTGCTCGGCGATTTCGGCGGCGGCCTCTTCGCTAATGCCAAGCCGCTTGAAGGCCGGCTTGCTCTGCGGGAGAAGACCCGGCCCGCCGACCGTAGACATGGCGGTTGAATCAACAATGCTTGTTGCGTGGGGATTGTTGGCGATCAGATCGGCGGAGCGATCGGAGATGGTGAGACGTTCGCGCTCTTCGGAGTAGCGGTTGAGCCGCCGGACAAACCAGTTACCGAGGCTGCCCTTGCGGCCCGCTCCGGTACGGGATACCCCGCCCGCCATAAAGCCAAGAGCCGTGCGGGCCTTGGCCCGACGCAAGGCGCGGCCAGGGGAAAAATAGCCGATGGCGCGATCCAGCGCATTCATCTGCAGGAGAGCCTTGCGCTTCATCGGGCAGGCCTCCCGATGACGGTAACCGAAGCGCGGCGACCGAGCAAGCGGGCTTTTTCCTTGCCGAGCCAGTCGAGCGTGCGGCGGATCTCCGGCAGGTCGGCGCTTGTCCAGGTGCGATCGGAGCCGCCCGGCGTGGACATGCGCACACTTTGACCGCCGGCACAAGCCTTGAGGGCCAGTTTATATTCGGCGATCTGCTCTTCGATCTCTGTGAGGGTAAATACAGACATGCCGCGATGATTTCAAAAATATCGCGGCATGTCATTTACGTGGTGGACGAGGTTGACGTGGTTGACAAAATATTTAGAACAATCGCATTTTTTCTAAATCTATGCCCCATCATCGGTCTGCCGACGCTTGTAATCCTCTATCGAATCGATATAGAGCCGCAGCCCCCTCCCGTTGCCGACAAAGTACCCCTTAATATCTGTACGATGATAAAGGTTGTAGATATGTTGCCGCGAGGGAGGATGCTCAGGGCAAAGATGATAACGGGCTTGCTCGACATTGCATGTCGGGCGGCGGTCACCCTGGGCATAGGGTATCGGAGTACGGTATGGCATATCATCTCCTCCTGTTGAACCATCCGGGACGATTGCGTCCGGAAGGTTGAGCACTGAAACGGTCATTGTTATCCGATGCCGGCTGAGCCTGGGGCGTTTCTATTTTGGGCTTTTCCTCTTCCTTGCCCCGCGCTTGCATGGCCAGGGCCTCCGCCAGCTTGGCATAGTTCGGGTTGAGGATCTGCCGAACGGCCATGTTGCCGACACGCACGTCCAGGGCCTCATTGCGCTGAAATCCGTCACGCAGAACCCAGACGGTTTCCAGTTTGCCGGTTTTGCGGTTCTTTGCCTTTTTGGGGCGCTCGGCGCAGAGCATGCGGAAATACTCGAAGTCGTATCCCATATGCCAGTGGCAGCAGCGAGGGCCCGACTCGGTCGCCGTCAACCAGGACATCAGCAGATCCTTGCCGGTATCGACACCAAGCTCATAAAACGGCACCTTGTATTTTCGGCTCTTGCTGGGCTTGCGAGGCACCAGCGGCAGCCCCCTGAGGTTGCTGCCCTTGTGCGCGATATACCTGCGGGACCGTCGGACGAATTTTGCCACCATGTCGGCACGATAGCCGAGGTCAACCCCGAGGCGAACGATGGATAGCTCTGCGCCGGACTCATGGATATATACGGTCTCCTGCGCCCAGTCGTGCAGCTGGTCCCATACTTCGTCCTTGCTCGTGTCGCCATGAAAGACGCGATACTCGATGCTCCAACTCTGGTGCCCTTCGCCCCAAGCGACAGCCTCGACCTCGATGCGGTTGAGCTGCACGTCCGCATCGGCCGTAATCACCACAGCTGCCAAGGGCACCTTCCAGCTTGCGCCTATCGGCCAGTAATCCCGTCGACGTTCGTAAAGCTCTTTTTCTCCGGTCAGCTCGCCTTCGGTGTCTTCCGGAACCGGCAGGCCGAGGCAATCGTTATAGTAATACTGCAGATTGGCGTCCGACGGCTCGACCAGCGTCATCACATAAGCCTGGGCGATCTTGTGGAACGGCACGAACCGCGAGATCAGCGGCGGGATGTGCGCCCACACGCGTGAGGCGCGATCGATAGGAACGCCTCCAGGCCGGGGCCGCCAACCGTGCCATACCTGCGGCGGATCGTGTAGGGCAGCCGCCTGCCGCACGGCTTCGTTCCGGTCTTCTTCGTCCCACTTAGCTTGACAGTGTGGGCACTCGTACCAGGCGCTGCCCTTGTCGGCCAACTGAGCAGGATCGATCACGCCATCGGGCCAGCGGACGTGCGCGGCATCCATGATATGGGCCTCGCCGCAAGAAGGGCATACCGGCCAGAAATCGATAAGGACCTGGGCGAGCTTCTGAGCCGCCCAGATCCGTCCCTCCTCGACCGATGCCGTACATGCCTCGATGATCTTGTAGCTGTCCTCAAATGCCCTGAGGCGCGCACGGGCCTTGCGAATTGCGGACTCAGGCCACAGATCCACTTCATCGAAAAAGCCATATCGGATCGGCTTGGAGGCCAGACGCCCCTCGGACTGCGCCCAGCCGAGATAGGTGATCATGCCGTTACGCAGCCGAATGCGCTTTTTGCTGATATCGTCGGGGTTCCCCGTCTTGATCCGGCGCAGCGACGGGGTGTTGTCGATCATCGGTATCAGGCGATCGTCGAGCGTCTCGGTACCGGTATCGCGGTCCTGCATGACGATCAGCGAGGGGCCGGGATCGTGAACAGCGTTACCCCCCCAGCAGGTATGCATGAAGTCGGATTTCGCCGACTGGCTGCCGCCAGGCAAAAACAGTTCGCGCAAATGTTCCTGGCAATAAAGATCGAGCAACCCCTTGAGATAGGGTGTCACATCGCCGTCATACGGGCCTGGCATGGAGCTGACCGCAATATAGCGCTCCCCCTGGGCCCACTGGCTGAAGGTCTCATCCTCCTGAGCACGGAAGACCTGCTTTTCCCCCTGCAGCAGCTTGAACTTGCGCGGCGGCGGGGATGGAAGCCAGTCGTATGTTTCGGCGAGGCTTGTCGTCATAAAAGGCGATCCAGAGGACTGCAAACGGCATTCGGTTGTTGCATGACATGGGTATAGACCATGGTGGTTTCAAGCTTCTTGTGACCGAGGAGGGATTGCACTGTTCGAATATTTTCCCCGCCCTCAAGCAAATGAGTCGCAAAGCTGTGACGAAAGGCGTGCGGCGTGACGTGTTTGACAATTCCGGCCTTGCGGGTGGCCACTGCGACCGCCTTTTGCACCGCCGTTTCGTGTAAATGGTGGCGGCCCTGTTCTCCTGTCCGTCTGTTTACCCAACTGGACGTTGCCGGAAAAACATACTGCCAGCCCCATTCGAATGGAGCCCTTGGATATTTGCGGGGCAGGGCTCCGGGCAAAGGGGCCGCGCCAAAACCGTCCCGAAGATCCCGCTCGTGAATTTCTTTGACCTTCTGCAGGTGCCTTTTGAGACGGTCCACAATCATACATGGCAAGGGAACGACTCGGTCTTTATTACCCTTGCCCTCGCGAACGACAATCTGCATCTGTCCGAAGTCGACATCCTGAACGCGGAGTTGCAAAGCCTCGACCTTATGTCGCAAACCGGCACCGTACATGATGGCGCAGATCAGCCAGTAATCACCGCGAAGGTAATCCAGCACGGAAACAACCTCATCTCTGGTCATGACCACAGGCAAACGTTTGGCGCGTTTAGCCCGAAGAGCATCGATCTTGCCAAGGTTAATGCCAAGCACTTCCTGGTACAAAAACTTCAGAGCATTAAAGGCAACGCTTTGAGTTGACGCCGACACTCTCTTTTTAACCGCCAGGAAGGTTAGATACTGTTCGATCTCGTTTTCCGCCATATCTTGAGGATGCCGCTTTCCATGAAAAAGGATGAATTCACGGCAGTAATTGCAATAGGCGCTAGCGGTAACATCGCTGCGGCGCAAAACCCGGCATTTTTCACGGAGGCGGTCCAACAATTTCGGCGGCTTTTGCGGACTGCGTTGGATGGGATAGGCGTTTGTTTTTACAGAATTTTCCATAAAAACCTCCTTCCTGCTAAGATGCCGGTTTGGGTGGTTAACAGTCGTTGTTTTGCTATTCGTTCTCGCAACTTTCGCAGACACACTCAGGGCAGAGAACAGCCCCGCATTTTTCACATTCATGAGCATCTTCTTCCGGGAAATCGCAGCCACAATTTTCACACAATGTCGTTATGTCCATTTTCGTCTCCGTAGGATGCAGCGCAAAACAACCAGTCAATCAACACGGACTCGTAAACTCGCCGGTTATCGGCATCGTTAAACAACAAACACCCCTCGACGATGCAGCTCATATACAATCAGAGCTTCATGCAGAGCGTCATCGGCACCACGGTGCAATTCAACATATTCTTCATCCGGGAAAAGCTCAGACCATGCTTCCTCGACTTTTGGCCATTTGTATGAACCGTAGCGCAGAGGGTAAAGCTTGCAGATTGGAGTGGCCAGCAGCATGGGGCAAGGGAGCTTTTTACCAAACCGGACACCCCGACTTTCCAAAAAACCAAAATCGAACGACCGATTATAGGCAGTCGCACCCAAAGGATGCTTATCAATGATCTCCTGAATATCTGGGAGCAAATCATGAAGCATCGGCCCCTGCCGCACCTCTTCAGCCGTGAGAGTTGAGTTACGGAATATCCAGCCCATTGGGGCCTCAAAATGTTGATCATTTAAGGTGGTCTCCTGGCAGACCGTGTTAAAAACCGTATCGACATTTCCAGTGCTGAGGTCGAGAGACACAATACCTACCTCGACAATACTTCCACCTTCTTTTTGAAACCCTGTAGTCTCTATGTCTATGACTAAAATTTTCTCCATTCCATCATCCTCCGAATCCCTGCTGGTCGGTAACTGTTATCTTCCCATCCGCCGCGCCTCGCGCATGGCGGCGTTCCACGTCTCTACGTCGTACCGTTTCGACAACGGCACCAGATAGCGGCTATCGTAATGTTTGACGATATAGGCAATGAGTTTCTCAGCCGGCATTATTCATCCCCCCCCCCTGTAAGGCATTGCTCCGAAAGGCCCGACGATCCTGTCCACCGGTTCCAAAACCAGTTCGAACTGTTCGCGCATCCTCTGCAGAACCGTCACAGGCACGCGGTGCAGGTTGCCGAACTGCTCCCCGCAGGTAACGATGCGGAAGGCGGTGCCATGCTGCTCGGCAAGCTCACGATATGCATCCATCTCACTCAGCTCAGCGAACACATCACTCACCACCACGGACTCTCCCCGCGCCAACGCAAAATCGGTCATAGTCCACACCCAGCGACAAGCCTGGTCCCAGATCTGGGCATCGAACCGGTAGCGGCCCTGCGTATCGCAAAACAGGTGGTCCGGTTCATAATGGAGATGGCCGGAAAACTCGCGGCGCGCCCGAGTGCTTTTGCCGCTGCCTGGAAGGCCGCGAATAATCACAAGTTCGGGCTGTAGCGGCCTCCGGCCGGTGTCAGAATCGATCATGGGAGGAATTCTCCTTTCGTCGCTTAAAGGTTTTTGAAACCGGAGGCCGCTACAGCCTCGACTGAACTTCCACCAATTCAACCGAGCCGGGTACGTAGAGCCCGGATGGAGACAAGGTGCCGGGCCCGGATATCCTGAGCTGAATGGCGATACCGCAGGCCGGACATTGATACGTCCCTCGCGTAAGCTCGCCATAAATGGGAGTCGAGCAGAATGCGTCTATATCATCAATGTGTCCGCACTTACCGCAAGACATCAGCATCCAGGGCATGATCAATCCTCCTCGATTTCTTCGAAGCCGGCGATCGGTCGGCTGTAGTTGTCCATCGCCTTGCGAAACATGCCGAGCATAAAGGAGATCAACTCCGGCGATTTCTGAGGATCTCCATCGACGATCTTGATGATGCGCCCGGAGCTGGAGCGGGCAACAGCCTCAAGGTAGGTACGCAGGTTGATGGCACGTTCCGCCAGTTCAATCTCGACCTGGTTGCGCGGTATAAGCTCTCCGGTTGCCGCCCTGCGCTTGAGTTCACGCATCCTGCGATCCTCGCGGATCCGGAGCATCTCCTCCCGTGCTTTTTCTTCCTGCAAGTTCTGGGTCTTGTGCCCAGACGTACCGTCCTTACGTTTCAGGTAGGCTCTGGCATATTCCATGGCCATGGTTTCAGAGATAGTGCCGTCATCACGGAGCTTGAGCTTGCCCTGATCACGATGCTCATAGGCGGATGAGTCGGAGACTTTCCACCCTTCGTCCTCGAGGGCAGCAACCATCTCGGGAATATTTCGATACACCATCTCGCCGACATCTTCCGCCTGGGCGTTCCGAAATACCTCGAGATCCGCCTCAGCCTTTTTGTAGGCCTTACGGTTTTTTACCGTAGGGCGCAGCCGGGCAGCCTCAAATGCTGCGTCACGCTCAGCAATGAGTCGTTCCTCTTCGGCGGCTATGGCGGTGTTCAGATCGGCCATGCTCTAACTCCCTTGACGTATCAATCGCACTTTGTTTGCGGGCTCCCATACGGCATCACGACTTCGAGCCGCTCATCGAAGCCGGTATGATCCACCGGTACCAGGAGCATGGCCGGACTGTCGCCGCCATATTTGATAAAGATCTCGCCATCGAAAGCCTTGAGGGCTTTTACCAGATAGCTCGAATTCGCCATCAAGCTGTACCCTTCACCACCGATGCATGGAACGCTTGCCTTGGCCACGCCGTTAGCTCCCAGGGCGGACACTTCGAGACCTTCGCCGTGCAACGACTCAGGGGCCTCGATCGAGACGCTTCTTGACTTGCCTTCGTTAACCACGGCTACATCCTCGGTGGCCTCCGCAAGAGACGACGCCTCAACGTTAAAAAATTGGTCGTGATCAGAGGGAACGACACGGCGGTAGGCAGGAAAATCGCCGCCGATCAGACGCACGGTAAGATCGAAACCACCAGCCTCGAAATACACCTGGCTGCCCCCTGCCTCATCCTCGGTGTAAACACAGATCCCGGTTTCTATGCCGGATAATATCCGTACCGCTTTGGAAGGGATCAAAAACCCGGACAGGAGGTCAACGCCGTCCACCACCAACCCGGAGATAGACAGTCGATGCCCGTCCGTGGCGACGGCTGTAAGACGACCATCCTCCTGGCACAAATAAACGCCACACAGGTTATTTTTCTGATGATCCTGGCACATGGCATGGTTCACAGATCGCAGCAGGCGAGGCAAAATGCCAGGAGCAAAGTGACAGACAGCGGGACCCCAGTGGCAATCTGGATCGGGGAATTCGCACGCTGGGAAACAGGCAATTTCGAAATGCCGGTCACCACCCTCGATAACCAGGCGCATGTCATTGTGCAGCGTAAAAGTCACGTCGCCATGCAGTCTGGAAAGCACGCCCTTGAGAAGCTCGGCCGGCACGCAGGCATCTCCTCCGGCCCCGGGTATATCTGCCTTAAATTCTGTCACGGCCCTCACTTCAAGATCCGTTGCGACGAACTGAACGGCTCCACGTAATAGAACATCGAGCTTGATATTTTCCAGTATGGGAATCGTACTGCGCTTGTCGACAGCTCCAAGCACGCGGGAAAGCGCCGCTGAAACGGTGTCAACATGAGAAGAGAAAGACCACTTGTTTTCGTTGCTTGCTTTTTTCGTCATGAGATCCTCGCTTTATAATTGGAGCAGCAGGCCCTTCACCCCGCCCCGCCGCGCGCCCTTTTTATCCCTGGGCTGTACGGAGCTGATCAGATGATGCCGTGTGACCTTCCAGACCTGCAGCATCCCAGATCCGGATCCGTTCGAGCATGTCGCGGATGCAGCCGGAGCTCTTGCTGAGACTTGCCGCCATCTGTGCCGTGGTCCGCCCGGCTTCAACCAGTAGTAACAACTTGACCAATTCCTCCGGCTGCCAGCTCGTTTCGTGGATCGGCGTGCCCGAGGTCGGCCGGAAGGTATGCCCGCAGCCGGCGCAGTACACCTTGCGGAGATCCTGCCAGGCCGCCAGCGCCCGGGTCCCGGTGATCGGCGACTGGCACGACGGACAAACAGGCCCGGACTGGAGGTATCTGCGCTGCATCCACTCCCAGGCCGCCAACCTGGTCACCACGGCAAGAAGCTCTTCAGTCTCGATCATCGTTGCAACTCCTTGTATTTTCAGCATCTTCCAAAATTCCGGACCTCGAAAAACTCAAAACTCACACGTTTTCTGCGCGCTTGCTCGCCCGCAGTGGGCCACCCCGTGGGAAGGACCCGCGACCATCACGCGAGACCAGCCTGCTGCATACGCCAGGACAGCTCATGCTCGAAGGTGCGCTCGAGGTAATCCATCAGCCCTTCCTCGAAAGCATCGGCCGTCGCGGCCTCGGCAAACATACTGGCCGGGGAGATGGCGGCCTTGATCTGCACGGGGTAGCGGCTCTTGCCCTTGCGCCTCATCACCATCATGTGGCCACTGCTGGCCTGCTGCATGAACGCGCCCGACAGTTTCGTCTTGCGTCCCTTGACAACCTCGACCCGCACCCCCTGGAACTTGGAGCGCCGTTTATTCTCCCTGGTCTTGGTGCGCGTGATCACACGATTGCGGGCATACTGCTTTGCACCGAAATAACTCAGCGAGAGCGACATGCCGCGGATGGTTATCTCGAAGGATTCGTAGTGCCGGCCGCCACGACTGCCAACCCGGATCCGGATCTTCTTATCCAGGTCGCGCTTCTTGATGTTCCACTTCTTTCGGATCTCCGTACTGAGGAGGGTCCGCGCCTTGCGACGGACCTTGCTCATGGTGCTGTAGACAGCCTGCTTCACGAGCTCCTCCATCTCCCCGACGGCACTGGCCAGAGCATCTTCGAAGATATCCGCGTCGAACCATATCATTTGATTTTTAGCCATCGAGCACCACCTTGTCCGGCTTGTCCGGCTTTGTCCGCCCTAAAAAACAACAAACCGGACAGAAAATTAAAAACGATTTCGGTTACTTATCTTTACTTGTCCGGCTTGTCCGGAAAAATAACAACTCCCAAGGCTGATTTGACTAAGCCCCCATATACACGCGCACGCACGCGCATACGTAAGGGAGTTGTAAGTTAGCCGGACAAGCCGGACAAATGCACCCAACTTGCCGTTATCAATAAGTTTTCCGTGTCCGGCTAACACATTTTTTGACCGGACACAACCGGACAAGCCGGACAGCCTTGACGGCACGGACATTGCGAACACACTCATGAAGCGCCTCCGGCGGAGGGGGACGGGGGAGGAGGAAAGGCGTCGGGCTCTTCGCCGTGGCACTTCTCCTCGACCAAGCGGATACCTGCATAAGCATTCGGCCTACGGCCGGACATTTCATCTCTGGGCAGCTTGCCGTCCCTCACATCGATACACTTCTCATCCAGCAACCTGTTAAACTCCCTACGGAACTGCGGCTCGCCGATCGGCAGCAGGTTCCACGAACGACAACGCTTCACATAGTCCTCATACAGAGCATCCTTGCCAGCCTTCCCCCTGGGGTCCGCCTCCACATGTTTCTCGATGTAATAGAGGATGTTGTTGTTCATGCGCTTGTAGTCCTGCAGGGACGACTGCATTTCCGCCACCTCGCTGAATCCCTCATCCCTAAGCATGACCAGACCGGCCAGCGCCCAGGCGAAGATTCCAGGCAGTTCCTGGATCAGTTCGTCATACAGGAATATATTCGCCCTCTTCCTCTTGACGAACTGCCCCTTAAACTCGATGATCATGATCTTGCGAAAGAACCCGTCCGAGTTGTCCAACATCTTGGGTAGGCGATTGGTGGAATAAACCAGTTTGCAGAACGGCTCGAAATCGAAAGGAGTCTGGTTTTTAAAGGATGCCGAGATCGGATCACCCGAGACGATCGCCTTGATCTCCTGGCTTTGCATCGCCCTGGACTCCACCTCGGTACTCATGTTGACCAGCTTGTCCACCAGACGGGACAGATAGAACTGATCCTCAAGACGACCCATGGGAATATGAGAACAGTTCTGCTCCCCGACCAGGGCACGGAGGATCTTCATCACCGTCGATTTTCCATCACCGCCAGGGCCGTAGAGGAGCAGCATCTTTTCATAACGTGTCTCCCTGGTCAGACAGTAGCCGAAGAATTTCTGCAGTTCCCTGATGACCGCATCGGCCGGATTCCACTCCCTCAACCGCTCTTTCCAGGAAGGACAATCCGGCACATTCTCCGGATCGAATTCGATCGGCAGCATATGGGTTGCAAAATACTTCTTGTCATGCGGCAGGACCTCGCCCGTCCTCAGGTTGAACATGCCATTCTGTAGACAGATCAGATCCTTGTTGTCGTTGAACTCCCGTCCGACCGGCAGAGTCGACAGGTCGCGGATCATCCGAGCCACATCGTCAGCCTTGCTGCTGCTCGCCTCATCCTCGAGCATCCGCAAAGCCTTCTGCCGGATAAACGCCAGGTCGTAAGGCTCCCAATAGCGCCCCTCCCAGCGGTAAACAAGACCGCTCTCAGGGTCGGAAACGATATCCACATCCTCCATGATCGCCTTGGTGAGAAGCGCCGGCGCGAACTTTCTCCCATTGAAAAAGCGTTCGACACCAGGAGACCTGTCGTTCTGCTTCGGCTTCTCGACAATCTCAGCCGAGGCCAACAGATCAACCAGATCGGCGACACTGAAAGCATGCTTGACGAACCAGTCCGTCAGATCCTGGCCGTGATTCTTAGGATAATAGGATGGAGACTCAGACATCACCCCATCACCTCCGGCCACTGAATAATCCGCACGCTCTTCGCATGCATCACAATCGATTTCGCCGCCACATGAGCGCCCTTGTGCCCGGCCTGATCCGCGTCATAGGCAATAATCACATCGCGCCCGGCCATCGCCTCGCTGAACTCATCGCGCCAGGTGCCACACCCAGCCGTCTGTGTCACGGCATTGAGGCCGTTCGATATGGCACAGATCAGATCCGGTTCCCCCTCCACCAGCCACAGCGGCCCAGTCTGTTTCCAAACCGTCGGCGCAGGGAAAAGCCGGGTCGCCCCATAGCAATTCGGACTCGCCCCGCACCCCTTGCAGACCTTTGCCTTATCCACCGTTTTCCAGTGCCCCCCGCAGGCCTTGCAGGTGCGGTCATACCAGCTGATCATCTTGCAACGCTCCGCGCCAGGTTGATACAACCTGATATTGCAGAGCCGCCCCTGATCGTCTCTGATCGGGATGGCGATCTTTTTGTTGTGCCCGTCGTCAAATTCGCGCAGATCGAGCATCTCGACCGCCTGGGCAGACCATCCGCGCAGCCGTCTTAATTCGGTGAGCCGCTTCGCCGGGAGGGGCGGGAGGGCCTCGAGTTCCTCTTCGTCAACAAAGACATCGGGGGCCGGATCCGGCTCTTTTTTCGGTGGTGATTTCCGCTTGCGCGGCTTAGATGATGGGGACAGCCCGTTATCCACGAACTCTTTTTTAAACTGGACGAACCCGTCGCCGTGGCTGTCGAGCCCGTTAAGCTCGCACCACAACTTGACCAGGTCGCCTCCGGCGCTACAGGACCGGCACTTATACCAATCCTCCCCGAAGTGATAGCAGAACGACGCGCTCTTCTGATCGCCATGGATCGGGCAAAAACCGTGCAGCTTCTGCCCGTAAACCTTCTCTACTTCAAACAACCCCTCGGCAATTTCACGGCAACGCTGCGAGCCCAATTCATCCAGAGCGAATCCCATCAGAGCACCTCATCAAAGAGGAGCTGTTTCCCCTGAAATTCTACGCCCATGATTCGCCGGAAGAATCCTTCCGAGCTTTCCAAGCGCGGCAGTCTGCCTGTCGATAGGATTAACTTGCAAGAAGGCTTAAAACCGGAAAAGCACAGACCTCTGAATGACGCCGAGATAGAGTCTCCAGAGATAAGCCCCTTGATTTCCCTGGCCGTCAACCTCTTGCCCGTATCGTGCACAGTTAAAACATCACCCGTCAAAACGCCGGCCATTGTCACGTCAACAGGCACAAACTCAATGCCGCACAGATGCTCCAGGTTCATTTCACGACGCTGCTCCTCGGTCACCTTCCCCAGGAGCTTCCCGTCTGCAAAAAGTTGATACATCACTTAAACAATCCTCCCTGAACATCTTGAATCAGTCGGGTTTTATACAAGTCGAAAGCCCGACGATACCCCTCCATGTAGGACCTCAAGGCCTTGCGCAACCGCTCGATATCCTGATCAATGGCAGCCTCATCGACCTCATCCTCAACCTTACACATATACGCGATCACGTCCGGCCGTTCATCACGCAACCATTGCAGGGCATTGTCCGGGTGCTCGTCAGCCACAACGGCAATCGCCTCGCGTAACAGCCGCTGGATCTCCGGCCGACGATCTTCCGAAGGTGCAGGCACAGATGCCGATCGATGTTTCTCAAGCCCAGGGATGCGCCCCGCCAGCCCATCAGCCATGACACCCCTCCACGCCATGCCAGTAATGAGGCTCAGCCTGCCGGCATTCCGGAGCCGGCTTGCCCTTCCCCATGGCAAAAAATGCCTTTCGGCACAGAGTCTCTTCGTGAGAACAGCGACCCTGCAGACGGCAACGGAAACACTCCACAGGCGGCATCCTCATGACAAACCCTCCACCATCTGCGCCACAACCGGGTCGACATGCAAAACCGTCCGCCCCGAGTCCGATCGGCGACTCGACAAAGCCGCCCTTGATGGATCCGTAGGCCCGACGCCCTCGAAACGGGCCTGCACAACCGCCAACTCCCGCAACGCCTCGAGGACATCCTCCCGCACCACGACATACCCCTCCGGCGGCACGAACCTCTCCGCCGCCATGGCCGCGCGAACAGCCTGCACCGCCTCAAAAAGATGACGCAGCAACACCTGCCTCTTATCAAACGGACGTTCCTTGACCACCTCATCGAGCAGATTGACGACCCGGCGAGCTACCCTGTCGGTACGCCATCCAGCGTGGATCCACTCCCGTTCCTCGATGGTCAGATCCAGATCCCCGACAAGCTGGTCGAGCCGTTGCTGAAAGCTAGCGTGCGACATAGCCATACTCCAGATGGGATTTTTCCGATTTTGGAGGCTCAAGCGACGGAGCCAGAGCCTCGATCTCCTCTCGGCTCAACCTACGCACCTGGCCGGAAAGAGAAGCCCTCAACTTGGCCTCAGCCTCATGCATCTCCGCGATAAACCGGTCACGAGCCAAAACAAAACCCCCGTAAAATCTGAGCCGCGATCATCAGGACAGCGAACCACACAGCCCCAGCAGCGGCACCATCCAAAATTCTGTCGATGCGATCACCTTGCCTCACAAGCCACCTCCACACCGCGATCAGAAAGAGGCATACTCACAGACGCACCCACACCTTCTTCAAGCCAGCGCAGAGCAAACGGCTCACAGGCAGGGCAAACACCATCGGACACACCAGACACCCCACGGCCAGGCTTTCGACCGTATTCCGCTTTGCAAAACATGCACACGCTGATCAACATGAGAGCCCTCCCTTGTCTTCACATTGCCACCGAACACCGGCCGGCCAGGAGAAAAGAACCGGCCGGCAACGGCACAAGCACGCCTTTTTCACTTACCGGGAGGCGTCAGCCCAGCCTGATCACGAAGAGAGCTTTTTTTCATACGTCTCAATCTCCGCGAGCAACCTTTGCGCATTCAACCGTCCCTTACTCAGAGCTTCAGTGATAGCAGCTTCGCGAGTATCCCCATGTCCCTGGATCAAGAACGTCGAACCAAGGCCAAAATCCAGCGCAGCATGAAAACGTATGCTAAAACCGCCGCCTTTCTCGGCGACATCCCCGACTTTTTTCCCGTCGACGAAAATATCCTCTTCCTTTTTAATTTCCGGAGCCTTATCAACAAATGTGACATTCATGACCTGTTCTCCTGGCTATATGGTTAAAAAGTCCCGACGGGCGGAAGGTGGCCCGCCGGGCACGCGTTTGGCCCGTCGCCGAGGAGGCGGGGCCCGGTCGGATGGGCCGAGCCGACCGGGTGCTGAGGCGCAAGCTGCCTTTCGGCAGCCGCCGTGAAGATACTCGTTACCGGATCTTTCGCGCAGGATATACAGATAACGATGTCCCTGAGTCCGGAAGGCCCCAACTCCACAGCACGAACACCAGGGCCATACAGACGCCGACCGCACAACTCGCAATCCTGACGCTCCTCAATAGCCTGCCGTATGACCTCCTGCAATCTCCTGCGCACCTTCCGCCTCTCAATGAAACGTTGAATCAAAGACATGACGCCTCCCTCTTCATGGTTTCTGCGGATCTCAGCCAACGCTCTCCAAAAACTCCAACACCTGGTCACGGCTGAAAACGCCTCCTTTGCTGATTTTCAACCGCCGCAGCTTCCGCTCGTGAACCAGCTCATTGATCCGCTGCCGCGAAACACCCAGATACACGGCAGTCTCATCCGCAGTCCAATGCGGATAATCCATCATTCGCGCCTTGAGAGCCGCCGCATCAAGAGGAGAAAGACGCTCACGCAGTCCTGCATCCGTAGCCATCAGAGCACCTCCTCAGCCTTTTCAATGGCCGCCAGATAAGTCAGCGCCTGCCGCACCAACTCCTTGACCTCCCGCCGCAACTCCTCAACCTCGCCACGCTTGATGCGGCGGTCAAAGATCGCCTTGCCGTGCGCCTCGACAACATCCGAAAACTCCCGGATATAATTCGCAAACTCCTTGTTCAGATCCTCCGGAGGCGCATCGGGTTGCGGAATTGGAAAAGCCACCCGCCCCACCGCAAACTCCAGATCATCCAAAAAGCTCAAATCGCCCAGCAGCCACATGTGATCAATCAAGCGGCGCAGCTGATAATTGCATTTCGGAATATCCGGATTCATGCTGTTCGCCAGCGTTGACTCAGGCAAACCAAGAGCCTCAGCCTGCAGTCGAATCGTATAGGAGTGATTCTGAGCCCACAGCTGCAGAGACTTCTCGATCGACTCGCAAAGCATGGCTGCACGACAGATCTCCAGCCGCTTCTTGGCGGCCTGGATCGTTTCCCCCGGCTGGTAATACGTAAATCGCGGCATAGTTAGGATTCTCCAATCACGCTAATTGACGGAACTTTCCCTACCCTGTACGCTCGACTCGGCGGCCTCCACCAGCAGACCTTCCGACCGGAGCCGCTCGATCGCAGAACGCGCACCAGAAACTCGACGGCGCAGCCCCCACCCTTCGTCCAGCGTCCGGTAAAAGCTCCGCCGGCTGATCTCGGCAGCCTGGCAAAAAGCCTTTACCGACCCGTACTTTTCGCGGACGTTCTCGATGGTTGCGCGCTTGTCGTAGGGATTTTCCATTTGCCAAAACCCTTCATTGTTGCTAATGTTCACATGCGAACGTTTAGAATTTTTCTTATTTCTCTAACTGGCCAGACAAGCCCTTGAGAGATAAGGTTTTTTGTGCGTCCACTGCTTCACAAAGAGAGCAGTTTTCGGTTCACTTGTGTGGTTTCCTATATCGGAAACCTTGGACATGTCCTGCCCTACAGATCGGCACGGATCAAAGTCCACCCCGCTTGCGCCGCACCTGCGGCCTGGGCTGGGTCCAAAAATATTCAGTTCCGTATTACTAAACGCTTTCGTTTTTAGAGCAGCACTGTTTTTCATAACGTGCGTATGTGAACAATAATAGCCAGGCTATTATTTGTCAATAGAAAATTATTACTATGGCTAAAATTATTGGCGAGAGAATAAAAGAAGCTCGAAAAAAACGCGGGCTTACCCAAGGGGAAATGGCTGAAAAGCTATCGATTTCGCAGGGTTTTTTATCGCACGTTGAAAAAGGAAGGAACAATCCAACAACGGAACTCGTTAATAGCATTGCAAATATTCTTGGGGCAGACGCCGGATGGCTCCTGACTGGATCAGGACACATGGAGCCTAGCAAAGATATAAAAGGGATTGAAACCCTTGATCAAGACCTGGCCAAGGCCGTGATCGCCGAACGACAAGACCGCGACGGGTCTGCTGAGCCGATGACCCTGACCACCACTGAGGCCGAGATCATCGAACTCCTGCGCGACCTCCCGGAAGACGCCAGGTTCGACGAATACGACAACATCCGCGCACTGTGGCTGAGTCTCTGCAGAGGCAAAAATCCACCAGAATAACAGCTAGATAAATTATTAAAAAGACTATATTTTTTTGCCTTTACGGTTAAAAATCCTCCATGACTTATGTTTTACATAATGGAGGGTTTTATGCGGACTTTGTCACTATCGGTAACACCGGAGGAAGCTGAGACAATAGTTGATCTACGCAAACTTCACCCGTCAAACCGAGCACGTATCAGACGAATAATTCGGAGATTGCTTGGATCTGATGCAGGGCAAAACATAAGCGGAGGGTGATATGGAGGAGAACTCGCCACACGCCGACGTAATGAGGGCGAGAGGGCTATCGCCTGGTGTTAAAGCAGCATTGGTCCTTTTGTGGTTTGTACTGATGGCCTCTATGTGCGTGAAGCTAAACAAAGACGCCAACAAGCCGAGGCCCATTACAGATAAAGATGCCGCCATAATGGCCCAGGTGTACGTTAAATATCGCTTAAAATCTCCAGCAACTGCTAAATTCCCTTCGACAGACCATTTTCTCGTTAAACGAAATAGCCCGGCTGGAGATACGTTAACGTGGGAAGTGAGAGGATATGTGGACGCGCAAAACAGCTTCGGCGCTACCGTTCGTGAGCGCTTCACGTGCCGCATAGAAAGACAGGGTGGCCAATGGGGCCTTCTCGATTTGAAGTTCCACTAAAAAGGGGGAGTGAAATGAAATGCATTGCAGCGCTGCTTGCTATGATCTTATGGACAGGATCCGTCCTGGCCGCCTCGCCGCTCATACAAGAATCTACCGGATGCATTAAAACCAGTTGGCTGTTCAGCGAAAGAGTTCAAACGAGATTTGAAACCGTTATCTACCAATTCCTGCTCGACGTCCGCAACAGCTGCGGCGTTGCCGGCCAGGTGCATGTCCGCGTCGTGGGAACCGACGCCCTGGACCACGAGGTCGATTCCTTCGTCATGACCTCCAGGTTGGGACCGTGGCAAAGTATGACCATGACGGACAAGGTCCCGCTCCCTGCAGAAAAAGACCTTTTCATCAATCGTTGGGATATCCAGAGCGTCAACTTCCTCTACGATACGATTGGACAGCTTTAGAACTATTCCGAAACGCTAAACATCCAAACCGAATTGCCGGTTATGTTACAAGGGACACTTTCGGTCCCAAAACACGACTAAAATCATGGCGAAAATATTTCACAAATGGGCATGCCCCTCCCCTAAATGCCGCCGCTGGTACCGCACCCCAGGCACATGCAAATGCGGCGCGGAGCTTATCGAGCGCAGTGAATATTCCGTCGACTACCGCGATGGAGATGCAAAACGCCGCATCGAGGATCTCGACACCACAAGTAAGCGGGTAGCCGAACGCGAGTTGGCCATAAGGATTGGAGAGGCCAGCAAAGGCAAGAGCCGTCCTCAGCGCCGCACCCTCGTTTCCATCTGCCAGGAATACATGGAAACGAAGAGCATCCACAACGCCGACGGCGGCCGCCGCGATGGGCATTCGTTTCAACACGTTCTCGAACATTTCAAAACCCGCACTCTCGAGAACATTTCCCAGCGCGAGATCCAGGCCTACGTCAACGCCAGGCGCAAGAAAAAGGCCGCTGCCGGCACAATCGAAAAAGAGGTAGGGCTTATCAAGCGCGTATGGAAATATGCCCGCACAAACAAAATGGTGCATCATTTCCCCTTCGAGGAAATCAAGATCCCAGGCAAAAAAACAGCTGCCATGCGCCCGATCAGCGTCAAGCAGGAGGAAGCCCTCTGGGAAGCCCTGCCGGCATCGTCACTGCCCTACTACAAATTTGTAGCCTATACCGGCTGCCGCATGTCAGAGGCCCTGAACCTCACCTGGGACGATATCGACTGGCAAGAGAAGGTCGCCTGGGTATCCTCCGGCAAAAACCGGCACGGTGAGGTGGAGCTCCAACCGGTCTTCCTGGGCAAAAAAGCCCTGGCGATCCTCAAAGATCTGCACCACAGAAAGCTCTCGGATACTTGGGTCTTCATCAACCCCGTCACCGGAGAACCCTACAAAAACCCCAAGAACACCCTACGGCGTGCCATTAAAAAACTAGGCCTGCCCATGCGCTCAGTTCACGATCTAAGGCACCTTTTCGGATCCCGCCTGGTGGAAAGCGGCATCGACAACGTCACTGCCAGCATCCTGATGCGACACAAGGACATCCGCATGATGCGACGATACACACACCTGTCCAGCGGACACCTGCGAAAGACCCTCGACAAAGCCCAGAAAAAAGACTAAGGCCCCTTCCGGGGTCTTTTTTAATGACTAAAGTGGAAACGAAATGGAAACGAAGGGCAAAATCAATGAAAGGAATCAGCAAAAAATGGAAACGGGTTTCCAATGTAAACTATTGAAAACCCGTCATTATTTCTGGTGGGCGTTACTGGGATCGAACCAGTGGCCCCTGCCGTGTGAAGGCAGTGCTCTCCCGCTGAGCTAAACGCCCGAAGTGGTCGATCTTATACCAAGC